GGGGAGGGCCTCGTACAACAAAGCCAATCCCGGAAAGCCCGGATTGAAGCCGCCGCAGCCCGAAGGTGGCTCAAGGAAAGACAGCTTCTGCGCTCGGATGTCTGGCATGAAGAAGAAGCTGACATCGAAGAAAACGGCGAATGATCCGAACAGCCGGATCAACAAAAGCCTACGCGCATGGAAATGCTAACCATGACGCCACAAGAAAAACTGGAACAGGGACTGCTGGCGCTTGAAAAAGATCACAAGGCGACCAAGCGGGATATTCAGTGCATAACCAAGACGTGGGACGAGTTCACTGCGGAGTATCTGCCGTACATGAAGATGCTTGTGCAGCGCGAGAAGGATCGTGCTGAGTTACGCAAGGCCATCATCAAGCACGGCACGATCGTGGCGATCGGTGCGGTTCTGATCTTTGTTCTGAACGCGGTTGTGAACGAGGTCATTACAACCCTCAAAGCCGCCAGCACGATCCGGCTTAAATAGGAGACAGCATGGCTGACAAAATTGAAGAACCAAAAGGCAAAGCCCTTGAAGACCTGCGTCGCCAACGCGACGACCAGCGGCAGATGAAGGCGGAAGAAAGAGCGGGAGCGCCTACAGGCAAGAAAAAAGGTGGCTCCATCCGTGGTGGTGGCTGCGAACAACGCGGCAAGACGAAAGGAAAATTCGTATGAAAAAGATGAAGCGATATGAAGATGGCGGCGATGTCGATTACGACAAAGACTCCGACTCGGAAGCCCAGAAAGTTTACCGCTCGGACCTGAGCGAAGTGTCCGATTCTGAGCGCGTGCCGAAACGCAGCGCCTCGGCCAAGAAAGCTGCCAAGAAGGACGATGGCAGCTACGACCGCAAAGAGCAGCGGCGGGCGATGTTTTCTGGGTTTGGTGAGCCGTCCAAAAAGAAGCCGACGTTTGGCGAAACCATGCGCAAGCGCGTGAAAGACGTGGTGGGGTTCAAGTCCGGTGGGTCCGCCTCCCGCCGTGCTGACGGTATCGCCAGCCGGGGTAAAACTAAGGGTCGGATGATCTGATGCCTTCCAAGTCTCAGGCGCAGCACAACCTGATGGCTGGAGTGGCCAACAACCCCAGTTTTGCGCGTAAGGTTGGGGTCGATCGCAAGGTGGGGGAAGAGTACTTGAAGGCAGATCGGAAGCAGAAAGCTTTTTGGAGGGGGCCGACATCCGCAAAGGTCAATCGGCCCAACACCGCGCATGGGAAGGTAGACATGCCATTTGAGTCAACCAAGTCGAAAGGCGGGATCATGAAAGAATCGAAAGCAATGGCTAAGAAAGAGCTGTCCTTTATGCAGAAGAAGGGTGCTCCGAAGTCGATGGTCAAGCACGAGAAGGCCGAGATGAAAAGCATGAAGTTTGCCAAAGGTGGCGGCATCGAGTCTCGCGGCAAGACCAAGGGCAAGATGATCAAGATGTCCAAGGGTGGTCGGGCCTGCTGATGCGCCCCTCTCGCGGCATGGGGGCAATCGCCCCCAGTAAAATGCCCAAGCCCCGAACCGTGAAGAAGCGGGACGGGAATGAGCCTGTGAAGCTGTATAAGAAGGGCGGTAGGGTGAAATATGGCGTTCAAAACCACTGATACAACTGCGTTCAACCTTGACCTTAACCAGCTGGTCGAGGAGTCGTTCGAGCGTTGCGGGGCTGAACTGCGTTCAGGGTATGACCTGCGCACTGCGCGGCGGTCGCTCAACCTGCTGACCATCGAGTGGGCCAACCGGGGTCTCAACCTGTGGACTATCGAGCAGGGCTCGCAGGTTCTGTCTTCTGGTACGGCGGACTACGACATGCCGGTGGACACCATTGATCTTCTGGATCACGTCATCCGCACGGGCACCGGCACCAACCAGACGGACATTAACATCTCCCGGATCAGTGTCTCGACCTACGCCACGATCCCGAACAAGAACGCCACGGGGCGACCGATTCAGTTGTGGTTCCAGCGCAAGACCGGGGCAACGGACTCCACCAATGATGTCCAGTACCCGCAGGTTCACGTCTGGCCGACTCCGGACAACTCCCAGACCTACACCCTCATCTACTGGCGGCTGCGTCGTATGCAGGACGCTGGTAACGGCGTCAACGGTCAGGACATCCCCTTCCGGTTCCTCCCGTGCATGGTGGCGGGTCTGGCCTACTACCTGTCGATGAAGCTGCCCAACGTCGATCCGGGTCGCCGTGCGGAGCTGAAAATGGACTACGAACAGCAGTGGACGCTGGCCTCGGAGGAGGACCGGGAGAAGGCCCCCGTGCGCTTTGTGCCGCGCCAGATGATGTGGTGACCCGTGCCCAACCAGTTTTCATCCGGCAAAAATGCGATAGCCGAGTGCGATCGTTGTGGTTTCCGGTATAAGCTCAAGCAGCTCAAACAGCTGATAATCAAGACCAAGAATGTCAATATTCTGGTCTGCCCTTCGTGTTGGGAGCCTGACCAACCGCAGCTGTCGCTGGGCCTGTACCCGGTCAACGATCCGCAAGCCGTACGCAACCCCCGCCCCGATACGAGTTATTATGAGGCCGGGAACGATGGCGCTGGCGGTAGCCGTATGATTCAATGGGGCTGGAACCCCGTGGGTGGGGCCCGTGGCCCTGACGATGGCCTGACGCCGAACACCCTTGTAGCCCAAGGCGACGTCGGGACGGTAACGGTATCAATTTCTTAGGAGTAGAATATGGACATGAAAAAGGTAGCCAAAGCAGAAGTGAAACAACACGAAAAGCGGATGCACGGCATGAAGAAAGGCGGTGTAACATCTGCTTCCATGAAGGCCGTTGGCCGTAACATGGCCCGGGTCAAGAACCAAAGGGGTAAATAATGGACAAGATCAAGAAGCTCCCCGCTGTTGATGCTGGTACTGACGACGGTTCCGACCGGTACGTAAACTCCATGAATGTGTCTGTCGGCAATATCAGCTCCAAGGGCTATCCGGCTCCGAAGACCTCGGGCATCAAGATTCGTGGCACTGGTGCTGCGACCAAGGGAACGACCGCTCGCGGCCCGATGGCGTGAGGTGAGGCATGAACTACACGGAACTTTCTCAGGCAATCCAAGACTACACCGAGAACACGGAGACCTCGTTTGTCGCCAACATCCCGGTGTTTGTGGAGCAGGCCGAGGAGCGCATTTACAACTCCGTGCAGTTCCCCTCGCTGCGCATGAACGTCACGGGCAACTGTACCCAAGGCAACAAGTATCTGGCGTGCCCCTGACTTCCTCGCCGCGTATTCGCTGGCGGTAGTGGACGGCGACGGTGCCTACACGTAC